AGAAGCTTGGTGTCTGCGCTGCGCCTTCTTCTGTGCCCAGTTCCTGATTGCCCTGGCTGCCGGATGTGCCGTACAGCGAGCTTTCCATCTGTGCGGGCTGTGCCGACGCGCCTAAGGCCTCTTGGTTATAGCCAGCCTCGCTATTGATGCGCTGTTGCTGCGCCGATGCCATGTCACTCGACAGATTGCGCGTGTTCTGTTGGGCATTGCTTGCCGCTGTGGCCGCGTCTGCCGCAGAGTTCTGGCCCGTCCGCAAGGCTTGGGATTGCAGCGCTCCCCTGAGCGAGTTCGAGCCCGCGTCGGAGGTGTTCGCGAGGCCGGCATTGATTGTTTGGTCGTATTCACCGCCAGCCGTGTAGGGATTGCCGCTCACAAAGCTGGCGAGCTGATTCTGGTACTGGCCGATATCGTTCTGTGCAGCGCCCTCTGCGGACTGCGCGTTCCCGAAGTTGGTCGCGTTCTGGCTACTCGCGGTATTAAATGCCTGCGTGCTTTGACCACGGCTCATTCTTTATCCCTCAAGTCTCGCGTGAAATGGCTCAGTTCGCGATCCGCGCAACTGAAGCCGGCTTTCTGTAGGGGCTTCTGGATGAGCCTCTTGAGTTTTCGCGGTACATAGCATTCAAGCCAGCGAAATCCCTTTAATTTCAAAACGTAGGCGAGGCCATGAATCTCACGCATGGAGAATGCCGTGGCCTTCGCGTTGCAACCGATGAATCGCATCTCCGCAACGGCTTCCACGTAGATGCAGTTGTGAATCTTGCCCGCTTCATCCATACCGACCAGCGCAATGGCAATCTGCGGGCCGAAGAGATATGGAAGTTCGTAATTCGTCCCCTGCGCCTTTTGATGTTCGACGTGGAGCGCAACGATGACGGGCCAATCTTCCGTTGTGGCCTCGCGTAGGGTGATCGGCTTCAATCGTCAAACTCCCGCAGCGACACACGCAGATTCTCGCTCTCGGACACGTCAAGATACTTGGCGCAACCCAAAACATCCACGGATTCCATATTGCAGTACTCCGCACTGATCGCGCCGTCTTTGTACCGCTTGACGACAAGCACCTGGGTTACGTCCTCGATGTTTTCGCCTTCGAGCATGCGCATGAGAAAGTCGGTGGGTGATTCCATCACTTCACCTTCAGCCTGTGCTTCTCCGCGTAAGCCGCTAGGTTGGCGTTCGCGGCATTGAGCTGCACGTTCACCTCGGCGACGAGGGCCTTCGGATCAATCTCCCCAAGGTTGTCCTTCGGGATGAGATGACCACAGGCCGGGCAGCGATCGGAGCCCACCGCGATCTGCACGAAATGTTGCTGGCCGCGCTCATCGCGCAACTCGATCACGTGGAAGCCTGATCGCCGGTCGAGATACTGCTCATGCATTGCGTATGCCATTTAGCTCCCGTTCGCCGTGAGGCCGTAGAGTCTGCCACCGTTGCTACCCTGCGGGCCACCACCCCCCCCCGAGCCTCCCGCGACGCCACCCGAAGCTGTCACGGTTGGACTGCCCGAGTAACCAGAGCCGGCGTTGGTCACCGTTACGCCCGTGGCTGCACCGCCGCTTTCAGTGCAAGTAGCCGTCGCGCCCGTACCGGAACCATCCGTAATCGTGATGGTCGGGTTTGCCGTCATGCCATTGCCGGGAGTCAAAATCTGAATCGCGACGATAGCGCCCGATGACACGATCGCCTTGAACGTCGGCAGCACAAGGCCACTGCCGTTCGCGATGACGCTTACCTTGCCCACAGGCACCCACCCATCGGGGAAGGTTTGCGTCAGCGACGGGACGACTTGATACTGCGTTCCGTCCCAGGCCACGTAGAGGTTTGAGCCATAGGCAACGTTGAGAATCGTTCCCGCGGGGTAGACTTGGGAGTTTTCACCCAAAATCCTCGACCACGAGGTGCCAACGCCGCCGCTTCCATAGATCCTTACCGTGGCCGTACTCCCGGCCGCTACCGAGTCCACCGTCGCAAAATTCGATTGATTCAACGAGACGTTGTTCTCCGTGGCGTTCGAAGTCTGCTTCCCAGCGTTCACGATCCCCGGCTGCGCCTGGTAGCCGTTGAATGTTTTCTGATCGTAACTCGATCTAAGCCTCCAGTAGAGCGATGCCCCTGGGTCCGGGAAGACATAGCTCGTGCTTGTGCTGAGTGGGTAGGTCACCACGCCCGATGAGAAATTGGCTACGGTCGAACTCGATAACTCCTGATAGATCGGCGCATTGGTCGCATTCTGTGGTGCGCTCGACCCGCTCGCTTGCTGGGGTAGCGTAATCGCAACATTGAACTGGCCATTTGCGCCGGTCACCGAGAGTCCGCATTGCCCGGGAGGACCGCTGAACTTAACCGGAGTTGCGTCCACCTTCTGGATCGGCGCGGCCCCGGTCTGCTGATAGACGGACTGAAACTCGTTATAGATCCCGGTCAGGGTCTCGCGCAGATCGTTGTTCCCTTTGGCGGCGGAGTTGATCTGTGCGATGTTGAGCTTCAATGCCATTTACTGTGCCGAGACCTGAAAGGTGTAAGCGGTCGCCGTGGGCGGCGCACTCGCCATGGTCACCGTCAACATGTGAGTGCTCGAAACGGTTGTGACCGTATAGGTAAAGACCGGCACGTTTGCCCCGGTCGAGACTACCGTGACATTAGGGAGACGGCTAAAGCTCGCCGTCGCAGGCCATGTCTCCGTAAACAGCGTGCCCGTGGTCGTTGCCGTGCCCGTGGTCAGCGATACCGTGAAGGTGTTGCCGTTGCCCACGTTGGTGGGTCCGGTGGGCGAGGTGCCAGCCGCAGCGCCAGCCGCAGCCGTAGGAGCCGCGCCGCCCGTGTTCGAGTATGCCGTATAGACGCTCGACTCGGACTGGTAGGCGACGTTCGGGGCTTGGGTCAAGTCGAGCAAGCTAAGCGTCGGCGATGCCGTTGCCGCATGGATGACGGCAGCCGCGCCGCCTATCGAGGACGCCTGCGAGTAGAACTTCGCATCGAGGACCGCCGTATTCTGAGTCGTCGAGAGCGCATTGGCATTAACCGCTTCCTGCAATCCAGCCGACCCGGACACGATGGAATATGGGATCGGATGGGCATTGACCGTGGTAAATGTCACGGTGCAGTTGCCCGGCGCCAAAGTCACGGCCGAAGGGCTCACAACTTCATCAATCGACGGATTGTTCGGATCGACAATCTTTACCGGCACGGATGCCGTGAACGCCTGGAAGTTCTTGTTTGCACCGGATACCGCGCACGGGCTGAACGGGATGGCCGTATTTGTGCCCGAGGCGAGCGCTACGGTACCCTGCACGCTCCAATTGCTGTATTGCGATATGCTCACCTGGTTAGCAACGGTCTGTGCTTTTGCCGAGCCGGCAGCAACCAGCGCCACGCTTGCGATTAACGTAAGAATCCGCTTCATTCTTTTTCTCTCCTTGAAATTGTGTTTTGGCTGCCTGCCGTCAATCGGCATTTCGTCCTCGTAGTCGTCGAAATCGAACCACACCCAACCGTGTTTTTTCCTGTTCATGCTGAATCCTTGTCTGCATCGCTATAGGCGCTCTCAGGATCGCTCAGAAGTTTTCCCGTATTGCGCTCGACCGCCACATTGCGGTCGTCGTAGTAATCGCTAAATTTCATAGATTTCACGCAGGTAATCTCCAGGAGTTGGCCGATATTCTTTTGGCACCACGCCTGAATCGCCAGGGTGACCTGCATCTTGAGTTCCGGGTTGTCTTGATCCACGCGCGCGGTGAAGATCGAGACGGAGTCGCCAGCCTTGAGCCATCCCTTGACGTGGTCCACCATCGCCGGAATCGGCTCGCCGAGGTAGTAGGGACTCCAGGCGCCCTTATTGTCGCCATCTTTGGCAAGCGTCCCGTCAAGGTCTACGGCGTGCCAGCGTATTGGGCCGAGCATCTGCGTCTTCACTAAGTTGCCTCCGTCTGGATTAAACTGTCACGATGCAGACCGACAAAGACTACGCATTACAGCTAATCGACCACCTCGAACACGCCACGGTGGCAATCAGCGTCCTGCAGCACCTGCTGAAGCATTCGGGAATGAAGAACTGGGAAGAGGAGTATCGGCGAATGCTGGCTGATCCTCGCCCCCGCAACATTGTTCATGAACAATTTTCCCAATGGCGCGATGCCATTCTTGCTGCCCCAGATTGGACATTAGCTGTGCGTGAAATCTTAAAAGACCTCCCACCGCTTGACCCAACGGACTGAGTTCTAAATTATTCCCACTCATACCTAATTCCCTCCCGCGGTTCTGCCGCTGAAGAGCGGGCGCGTGAACAGGTTGATGTACTTGAGCGCGAACCACGCATCCGGCACCTTGCCATTCGTGAAACGGCCACGGAAACGTTCATTCTGGCCCCGAGCTCCACCCGAGTAGCCTTTCCAGTTTTCAGGAGTCAGCAGGAAGGGCGCGAGCTTGATCTCCCGGGTCTCCATCGGTCTTTGTCCCCCGACGCCAGGCGAAGTCACAAAACTGCGTGCCACCATCACAGAGACATTCATGCGCCCGTTGCCCAGCGCATTGATGCTCAGGCCGCCAAGCATCGAGACGGCCATGTTGCCCGCGTCGCAGACCGTCTCGTACTGGCAATCGATGCCCTGGCCGTTGTCGTTGTAAACCCCCGGCGAGATAGCCTGTATCGTCCCATCCGGCGATGAGGAAGCGATCAGAATCTGTGACTGACGCTGTGAGCCGAACGGCGATGCATTCATGAGCAGCGTCCGCTCCATGCGCACGCCGCAGAAACCCGCGATGTCATCGACGCTCCACTTGCGCGCCGCGCCCATCGCGATCTCTTTGCCGACATACTGGCTAAAGTGGATTGGCCCCTCTAACCCTTCCTGATAGTTCAGCGTCAGGCACACATTCGGCACCGTGGACGTGCCCACCGGTAAGCCGATGCGTATCTCCTTGTTCTCCTCATCGACGCAGCACCATACCGTCTGCTCGGCGTCCCAATTGACCGTCGACCAAAAGCAGCCGGGAATATTCGGAAGTTCTTTCGTAATCAGCTCCGGCTGTGGAGTGCCTGGGGTATAGAGATAGACGCCACTGCGATGGACGAAGAGCATGAACTCGTTGGTTACGGCCACTGCGCGGGGTCCGCAGGGGCCTACGCCTTCCCACCTCTGCTGGACGCTCCACGTTGAGGGATCGGTGGCAGTGGGCGATATCGTAAACCCGGAGCGCTCCTTGAGAGAGTACAGAGTTCCCAGGTACTCGCGAGCGCAGATACACCGTTGACCGTTGCCATTTGCCACTTGGATCGGAGATGTGTCGCCATAGTAAGACTCAGAGTCCGCTGCAAGGGAGATGTAGTGTCCTGATGCATATCCATCCACTCCTGTCAGTACCACGCGATCCGTTGAGGGTGAGTAATAGACGTCTACGGCCGGCGGCGGCAGAATGCAGCGCAGCCGGTCCGTCATGTCCGTCGAGGTCAACGATTCGAGATACACATCCGTGAAGTTAAAGAAGGCGGTCGTGGTCGTGTTGTCATTGATGACCGTCGAGGTTTGCAGCACGCCCGACGAGACTTGATCCGCAGGATTGTAGAAGAACGGTCCGACGTTCGTTCCATCGGCAATGCTGAAGCCGATCGTCCGATTGATGATGTTGCTCGGCCCAACCGGGATATTGGTCATGTACAGCTCGAAGCCGGGAACGTCTACATTTACAGACGTGAATGCCGGGACAGTACCCGATAGGTTGCCATTTCGATTTGTGAAAGCAATGGAAGCGTATCGGAGTGCCTCCGCTCCAAGGTCGTTGAGGTCTGCGCTATCGGGCGCGATGCTTCCGGGCGGTCCTGATGTGTTGACGCCGGGAGGCGGAGGACCGCCAGCCGTCGCCGTGAGAGTCGCTGTAGTATTCGGCTGAAAACTGCCCACCAGGGCGTAAGCCGTTGTGGCGGGCGCTGGGTTACCAGTAGGTACGTCGGCCTCATAGAGATTGACCCCGGTAATCAGGTATTGCGTTGAAGGGATAGGAACCTGCACGGCATCATCAAAGACCGTGTTGACGAGGACGCCCGTAAGCGACGGTAGCGTTTCTCCACTCGCGTTCGTTGCCGTGGCGATCACATACACATCACGCCCCGCCGGGAAAGACCCGGCCCCCGATACGCGCTCGACGGTCGGCGTAGGGGGTGGCTGCAAACCACCAGGCGTGATGCGGGCCGTGCAGGACTCTGGGGGAGTGGCGCCGCTCGCGGTGCTCTCGATTGTCACCGTTGCGCCGAATGCGACCGCGCTCACAAGCGCATAGCTTTGTGTTGCCGCTGCGGCACTGCCGGTGGCTACATCGGCCTCGTAGACGTTGAAGCCGGTCGGGATAAAGCTCGGCCCGAGGCCCTGAATCCAGCCGGGCAGAGAGGTCACTGTGGGTAGGGTGAGCTGCACCGCATCGTTAAGGTTGGTGTTGACCAAGATGCCGGGGCCAGAAGGAGTGCTCTCGCCTTGAGCGTTGACATAGGTGATGAGTACATATATGTCCCGCCCCGCGGGGAAGGTTCCCGCGCCAGGGTCGCGAGTCAGCGCTACCGAGTTCGGCGCGGGCAGACGATTTGCCAGAACCGGCGTGTTCTCCTGCCAGATCACGGTGCCATCCGTTACCGTGGAACTCTCTCCTAGCGGCCACGTTGGCTCGGTTGTGCCGGTCGTTCCCGCCTGAATGCATTGATACAGGTGCCCATTCCCAGCGGGGAAAGCCGCGAGCGACGGCTGGCCATAGTTATTCACGATGATCGCGGTCGAGGCTACCCAGTTCCAGCCGAGCGGCAATTGTCCATAGGGATCGAGAAATGGCTGGCCGGACCCGAGAATAGGATCGCCTGTCGTTGGGTTGATGCTGAGCGCGTTCAGGCTATAGACTTCGATCGGCGATACTGGCCTCTCGAGATTGCTGAAGGCGATCAGTGCCCGGTTATAGCATTCCGTGATGATCGCATGTGCGTTCGTCGGCTGCATGACCAGTGGGCCCGTGATGCGCTTCAGATGTCCCGACCCAACGGGCGTCTCGATCAGGAGAAAGCCGTCCGTATCGAAAATCATTGGAACCTGAAACAGCGTCTCGCCCGGGTTCTCCGGCGTGTAGATGAGCGAGGCAATGCCGGAGATAGGGGCCTGATTAGGCCCCTGCATCGCGGTCTGTAGCCCAAACCGCGTGGCCACCGTCGTAAGCTGAAATCTGCAGTTCTTGCAGACGGCAGCCACGCCGATAGGCAACACGGTAGGATCGTCATTGTCCACGAGGCCGCCAAAGCGCGTGACCTCGTGGGGGAGAAAGCCGTCGAAGTTGATAAGTTACTCCGCCGCCAGAATGCCGATCAACACCTGACCGTAGTTCGAGCCGTTCGCCGGGAATACGCCCGAATAGGCAACAGCGCCGAGCTCGGTAGGCGGAGCGCCACCCGCCCAAAACCGAATGCCATACTCGCCAGCCGTGCCGGTCCCGCCAATCTCCAACTCGGGCACGTATCCATCCGTCGTTGAGCCCAGAACAAGCGGTGGCACAAACGGAGTTGTCGAGGTGGGGACCTGCGGATCTTCCAGCCCGTTGGGGTTGAGAGCAGCGTTGAGGTTGATAATCTCGGCGTTGTCTTGCGCATAGCTGCCGCTGAAGGTGACCTCATAAACCCGCAGAAATGGAGTACGCCCAGACCCGCGAGAATATCCCAGAAATGAAACCTGATTTGCCATGTTTTCTCCCTGAAATTGAACTTACTGTGTCGCGTTCGACACGTTGCTCCGCCACGCGCCGGTTTGCGTCTGGCGGCCGATGCGCCGTACCTGTCCCTGCTCCATGCGGACAAGCTGCTCCATGATCTCGTCCATGCCTTCTGTTGCGGCCGCCGTATAAGCCGTCGTCCAGCCCGGGTTACCGCGCACTGTTGCGATCAGCGCAGCCGTGCCGTAGGCGACGACGTAGCCGATGCGCGGATGCGACAACAGCACATCGTCATCGGCGCTCAGCGGGGGAAAGCCAAACTCGCCACGAATCCGCAGATCTACCGCGATCGAGCTCGGCGTAAGCCAAATCACATTTGCGCGGTACTCCCATCCGGCCATGCCTTGCTGCGGTTGCAGGTCAGGCAGTACGCCATAGTTGGTAACAAGCTGGTAGTAGCTTGGATCGTTGCCAGCTACCTTCCAGTCGATCCGCAGGGGCTGCGCCATGAGATGTGCGATCAACCCGCCCGGCGCCTGGAAGG